GACCCTAGTAATGCAGGTCAACTCTGGAACGACAGCGGTACTGTAAAAATTAGTGCCGGTTAATTAAGTTATCAAATCTAGTATAGTCTGTAACTTGCCTTTGATGGCTTTGTTATTCAGTGTGTTTTTAAGACCCATGTGTAAGTTCTTGGGCCAACATTCAAATGCAGTCCAGCAATATCCAGAGTGTTCGTCATTTAATTTAGGTAAGAATTCATTCTCTATCGCAATAAGATAAGTGTGGAAGATGAACTTCTGATCGTTTGAAGTAAACATCTCTAGGGGAATAATTTTTTTAAATTTAGAAGTGACTCCCACTTCTTCTTTTATTTCTCTCTTCAGTCCCTCAAATGCCGATTCTGTGTACTTCATCCTGCCACCTACCAATCCCCATGTTCCTTTGGTCTTCTCCGAGGTCCTTTGCAAGAACAGGAATCTTTTGGTGCTTGTAGAATAGAATAATGCTCCAGAGCAAACTATATGTTCTTTCATAACTTATTATAACAGTTTATTGTAATTTTATCAAGGGGTAGTAGCATCCAGGCTACCTGTATATCCGGTAGTTCCACCGCCGTCTAATACCATGCTCCAATTACCAGCAGTGTATATACCCTCATATGATTTCACCCATTCTGTACCATTAAATCTGTACTGTATTCCTGTGTTTAGGTTAGTCACATAATGCTGTGTTGAATCTGGATTAGAAGCATCAAAGGCAATATTCCATTTACTAGTTGTGCTGTTGTATTCTATAATATCGTTGACACTTGCAACTAGTGTTCCCCATGTTGCACTCCGGTATGTTGCAGTAGAATCTCCAACATCATTTACTACCAAATATCTATCACCGTTTGCTGGTGTAGGTGGCACAAACGTTGCAGGATTAATAATTTTCTTAACTGATGTCAGTGTATTTGACGGTATTGTATCAGAATCAATGCTGTATAGCAAGATAGTATCGTCAAGTGTTGTTGTTGCTATTGTTCCAATAATCTCACTACCGTCTGATTGTGTTAGTCTGATCTGCGATGTACCATTTGTTAATTTGCCATACTGGTTTAATAATATTTTCCAATTAACAGGTGGTCCAAACGTTTCAAACGGATCATAATTGTTTGGTTCATTTGCTCCGGTCTGGAATCCGTCGCCACCGGACGTTACACTTGTACCTGTTGATCCTAATAATCTCAATTGGTTTCCAGTAACTAATAAACCAAAATTGTTTGGTGTTATATAACTTCTTGACGTTAGATTTCCGTCTATTAATCCTTTTGCTATTCCACCGTCATCATCGTATATGCTCATTATAATTTTTTGTACAACACCTAGTTTCTTGACCTTAACAGGCGGTGACAGCCATATTGGCATAGAAAAATCAAGAGTTGCAATATCTATCTCTGTGTCAGCCCCAACCGGAATTGTTCTATTACTAAATTTTATTCCAGTAAGTTCTACATAACTCAGGCTGGTCCAGTCTATGTAGTTGTCTGATTTTTGTATCTCAAAATCTGGATTAAACAGGTATAAAATTTGCTCTAGAATTTGTAATTTCTGGTCTGTGTTTGAGCTCCAGATATCTGCTGTAACTTCTAATCTAAAAGGAGATGGCATAACTTTTTCAACAGTATACCCTGCCCCTACTCGGTCAGTATAGTTTCCATCTGAATCAACATCTCTTTCCCTTAGATGTTGTTTCTCTATATGATAAGGGTTTTGCATTCTCTCCCTGTCATAATTCAGTTCTCTAACATAAGCGGCAATCTTTGGAGCATACTGTAGTGCGTTCTCAGAATTTTGTCTGATTATATTTGCAACCTGCCTTGTAGGATCTCCATATACAACAGGAACAGCTCTTAATTGTATAGAATCATCCTTGCCTTTACCAGTTTCAACAGAAAAATTACTCAATATTCTAATGAATTGAGTTAGAAATTTCCTGACCTGTCCTTCGTAAAAGTGTAGCATTCTTAATTGTCAGCCTTAGGTTTGAGAGCATCTGTTAATGCTTGTCTTTGTGTAACAGTTAAACCATTTATTGTTGAACTTGTTGCATTGTTAACAAAACTTGTTTTAAAGTTGCTTCTCGAATCGTTGTTTGTTGTAGTTATTCTTACCGAATCTTCTATTTTAACCCATCTGGTTCCGTCATAACGGAACAGTCTGTTTGGTAGGAAATCTGTTCTTAGGAAGTAATCACCACTGTCAACATTTAAGGTTGGGAATGATATTCCAAACCCGGCTGGATTGCCGTTTGGTGCGACCCCGTCACCGTCTAAATAAAAACCGTAATGCGAACTTGCAGGTGTGTCAATAACTGCATTGACTGACTTGTTTCCGCTTGCTCTTTGTTCTTCTGTGTTAACATTATCTGTTCTAATATTTCCTCTTTCATCAATTGGCGCAACATAGTATTGCTTGTAGTTAAATCCTGCCTTGGGAGAATCTTGTTCTGCTTGTGCCACTACTTGTTCATTGATAGATTTTTCTTTGTTATATGTAGACATGTAACTAGCAACCGACCCTTCTGTTGTTGCATCGCCGATGACGTCTTTGAACTCTTGAGAATCAATCATTGTCTTCATTTTTAATCTTAGTAGGTGTGGCCACCATGTTGCAGAAAATCCTTCTGCCGCTCTGTTTACATCTTCAACAACATAGTATCTTTTCAATGCTATTGGTATGCTTTCATCTAAAGAATAATCTTCTTTCATGTGCGGAAATTCTATAACATCACCGGACATCGGTTTTCTTCCAATTCTTTCAACGATGTCGTTCAAGTGTACTGTTAAAAATAGTGTATCGTTCTGTAAAAACATACCAAACTGTGATAGGTTGAAGTCTGCATCTTGCACATTGTAAATTCCTCTTACAACATAAACATCATCAGCATATTTTCTATCTCTGTTCTCTAGAAATAACAGATCCTGTATGGTTCTTTCGTTTAATGTATCTCCCGAGTACTGCGGTTGAGTAGGACTTGACGCACCGTCCTTGTTTGTATCTCCTTGATCATACGGACCCAGATACTTGTGGAAATGTAGATCAGTCCCCCCAACAATAAACATCTCTTTGATGTTACGATCGAAGAACTTATAGTCGTTGCCCTTTTCAGGCTTGAAAATGGATAATCTTGGCATATCATACATATTTATTGAATGCACAACGGTAATAAATATGTGCATGTCAGAACTACAAACAGGACAACAAGAGATATTCGATTACGTCAAAAATAACCTAGGTGATGGTATGATTGACGTTGAATTAGACCCTAAACACTACCAAACAGCACTAGAAAGAGCAGTTAACAAATTTAGACAGAGATCATCAAACGCTGTGGAAGAATCTCATGCGTTTCTTCAATTGAAAAAAAATCAGAACTCTTATATTCTACCAGATGAGATTATTAACGTGAGAAATCTCAACAGAAGAAGTGTTGGATCAAGAACTGAAGGTGGAGAAGGTGGTACATTGTTTGAACCTTTCAACTTGGCCTACACAAACACCTATCTTTTAAAAGCAGGTGCAACAGGTGGATTAGCAACTTACTACGCATTTGCATCATACCAAGAAATGGTAGGTAAAATGTTTGGAAGTTTTATACAGTTTTATTTTGACGTGGCCACAAAAAAATTAACGATCACACAAAGACCTAGAGCAGATGACGAAACAGTTCTCATGCACACTGACAATTTTAGACCTGACATAACACTGTTCAAAGACATCTATTCTAAGCCATGGATCAGAGATTACACACTTGCAGTATCTAAAGTAATGCTTGGAGAAGCAAGAGGCAAGTTCAATACCATCGCAGGTCCACAGGGTGGAACAACACTTAATGGTGACGCACTTAAAAATGAAGGTGTCGCAGAGATGGAAAGACTTGAATCAGAGATAGGTAATTTCCAAGAAGGCGGAACACCACACAGTTTTGTTATTGGTTAATTGACCACTATTTCCATTTAAATACGAGTATCATGATAGATACTCGATACAAAAAACTTTCCAAATGCACACTAGAAGAACTAACCAACATGGTTGACGATCTAGAAAACGTTGCCATACATGCCTTAAAAGAAAAGAAACTGGGCGTACGGAAACTGGTATTAACATCGGTCCACGATGTTAAAAAAGAGATTGAAAAACGTTTAAAAAAATAGTATAATAAACCTATGTTAGTAGGTGTAGTAGGATTAATAGGTTCTGGTAAGGATACAGTTGCAGAAAGACTAGTACAAGAACACAATTTCAAAAAAGATTCATTCGCAAAAAGTTTAAAGGACGCAGTCAGTTCTATGTTCAATTGGGACAGAGAAATGCTTGAGGGTAAGACCGATGAGAGCAGAGCTTGGAGAGAAAAGCCTGATGTCTTCTGGAGCAAAAAATTTAACAAAAATGTAACACCACGTTGGGTACTACAACACTTCGGCACAGAAGTGATGCGTCAAAATATGCACGATGCAATATGGATTGACAGCTGTCTAGCCAGATACAAAGGTGAACCCACAGTAATATCCGATACCCGATTTGAGAATGAGATCAAAACAATCAGAGAATCTGGTGGCAAAATTATACTTGTAAAAAGAGGACAAGACCCTGACTGGTTTATAAGTTACGTTGAAGGTAATATACAACCTACAGGTATTCATTCTTCGGAATATGCATGGGCAAAATCAGATTTTGATTATGTTATTAAAAATGATGGAACTTTACAAGAACTATACAGTCAAGTTGATGGCCTAATCGTCAGCAACAAGATCACCAATACGCCATCCCAACTTACGGATACTGCTCAACCTTTGGCAATTGGCGCAAACAGTTTTTAAGTTAGTAGTCGCAGTATTCCGCATACTACCATCCACAAAGAACACATCCAACTGGGATTGAGCTTGTGCCCTGAATCCGCACAGCTCACACTTCTTGTGTTTCTTATATCCGGATCTCTGTAGTGGTGTTATGCCTCCGATCTTCTTTCCGGCTTTCTTCCTGTTACAAGTATCACACAAGCTTCGCCAATAAATCTTTGTTTTTTTCTTGTAGGCATAAGCTCTAGGCTTTGCTTTACACTCCTTACACAACGGTCTGTCTTTATATAGCATACACTTATTTAAGTCGCCTATATAGGCACCAGAAAATAGCAAGTTATATCGTAAAAACCGTACGATTAAATAAATAACTCTAGTATACGTATAACTTGCAAGGAGAATACAAAAAATGGCATTAACATCACCAGGAGTAGAGGTTTCAGTAATAAACGAAAGTTTTTACGTACCATCAGATGCAGGTACTACACCTCTTTTTATAGTAGCATCATCACAGGATAAGAAAAACGGAGCAGGCGACGGAACAGCGGTTGGAACAACAGTTGCTAGTGCCAATACTGCTTACTTGATCTCATCTCAAAGAGAATTAACAGAGACTTTCGGTGATCCAAAATTTTACACAAACACTTCAGGAAATTCATTACATGGTTATGAATTGAACGAATGGGGCCTACAAGCGGCTTACTCATTCTTGGGTGTTGCCAATAGAGCTTACGTTCTAAGAGCAAATGTTGACACTAGCGAATTATTAGGCAGTGCATCGGCTCCTACGGCGAGACCAACAGACGGAACATACTGGTTTGACCTTGCATCAACTAGCTATGGTTTATTTGAATGGTCACAAACTAATCAAACATTTTCGATAATCACTCCAATACTAATCACACTAGTTGGTGATTTAGTTGGTGGTGTTTCTACTGGTGCTCCTCTAACTTCTATTGGATCAATTGGTTCATACGCAATCAATACCACACATGTTTCAAACAAGATCTTTAAGAAAACTGCAAGTAACACTTGGGTACAGGTTGGAGCAACAGCATGGAGCACATCATTACCTATAGTCACAGTTGCATCTGGAACAACAGTTACCAGTGGACACAAAATGGTAATGAATGATGTAGAAATCACAGTATCAGGAACATCATTAACTAACGTTGCATCAGCGATCGGTTCTAATGTGACCAATGTTACAGCTTCTGTTAATGCAACAACAGGTAACCTAGAGATATTTCATAACGGTAAGGCACTAGGTGACTCAACAGGCGGAACAGGTACTATCAGATTCAACGAAGGCACTGGCTTATTGGCTAGCCTAGGAATCACGACTGGTGTATTCAATGGTCCTCAACTCCTACAAGCGGCACACACTTCAAGACCTACTTGGAAAACAGCTGACGAGAACAGACCAAATGGTTCAGTTTGGTTTAAAACTACTAATGCAAACTCGGGTGCTAACATAATTGCTAAACTTTACAGTGCTACAGCGGCGGCATTCTCAACAGTAGCGGCTCCATTACATGCTAATCACAACACAGCGATCTTTAACTTAGATGCCGCGAACGGTGGAACAGCATTAACGGTTGGAACTTTATACACACAATTCAATATCACTGAGCAGAGCATGACAGCGGCAGACGCCCTTGACACAACTCCAAACTTAGGAGATTTCCAACTATTCAGATATGAAGGTGGTGCTACAACTATTACAAGTTTATTAACTTCTCCAACTTTCGTAGCAAATGAAACTTTTCAAATTAGAGAAACAATCAAGAACCAGGAAGCATTATCTTCGGCAGTTACAGTTACACTAGCTGGTACAGATGCAGATGCTTTTGTTACAGCAATCAATGGTGCAGGACTAACAAACGTTAGTGCTAGTAAATTAACAACTGGCGAGATCGTAATTACACACGCACTAGGCGGCGATATCAGAATGGCAGACGTTAACGGTACTCCGTTGGCAGATGCTGGGTTCAGTCAATCTACTGCACACGCTTACGGAACATACACAGCAGGCAGTTCAACATTGCTCGATAACTTATATGCTCTTCCAACTGGAGAGTCAGTAGACTCAACAGCTAACAATGGTATATTAGTTTCTAACTGGAAGAGATTAAGTTATACAGCTTCAATGAGTTCACCAACTAATGAGCCAGCGGACGGTACACTATGGTACAGCACTACTTTAGATGCAGACATCATGGCGCACAACGGAACAACTTTTGTTGGATATGCAACAGCATACACGACTACTGATCCAAATGGTCCACAGTTTTCAGCAACAGCACCAACTACACAATCAGATGGTACTGCACTTGTAACAAACGACTTATGGATTGACACAAGTGATCTAGAGAACTATCCAAAACTTTACAAATATAACACAGCGGCAACAATTAGCTCATCAAACACAGCCAACCAAGTAGCAGTTACTACAACTGGTGCGGCATGGGTACTAGTTGACAATGCTGACCAGACAACAGAAGACGGTGTAGTTTTCGCAGATGCGAGATGGCACAACTCTACTGACAAAGCGGCAGGAACATCAACAGCGGCAGGCGTACCTTCAACAATTAAATCATTGTTGACAGATGGTTTCCTGGACCCTGATGCTCCAGATCCAACTTTATTCCCACAGGGTATACTGCTTTACAACACTAGACGTTCTGGTTACAATGTTAAGGAATACAAAAACAGTTACATCACAACTACCAAGTATCCAGGTTCTGGATCAGCTGGTTTAGGTAACATCAGATTCAACAGTAACGAATCTGTGTCTACTTACTACCCAGACAGATGGGTAACTAAATCAAGCAACAATGCAGACGGATCTGGATCTTTCGGAAGGAAATCACAGAGAAAGGTTGTTGTTGAACAACTGAAATCAGAGATCGACACTAACCAAGCAATCAGAGAAGACCAAAGAGGCTTCAATGTAATGGCTGTACCTGGTTACCCAGAACTGATCGCAAACATGATTAACTTAAACACAGATAGAAACAACACAGCGTTTATAGTAGGTGACACTCCATTGAGATTGGAAGGTACATCATCCGCAATACAGGATTGGGCCAACAACACAGCAGTAGCACTAGACAACGGCGAAGACGGTCTTGTAAGTGCAAGTGACTTCTTGGGTGTGTTTTATCCATCAGGATTAACAACAGACAACACAGGTAAATCAATTGTTGTTCCGGCATCACACATGATGATGAGAACACTAGCAAACAACGATAACATAGCTTTCCCATGGTTCGCTCCAGCAGGAACTAGAAGAGGTATTGTTGACAATGCTACAGCAGTTGGTTACATTGACACAGCGTCTGGAGAATTTGAAACAATATCTGTAACAGAGTCAGTGAGAGATTCCATGCATGAGGTTAAAGTTAACCCAATTACTTTCTTTGCAGGTGCAGGTATAGTTAATTTTGGTAACTTAACAAAAACGACGGCAAGTTCAGCATTGGATAGGATTAACGTTTCAAGATTAGCAGTCTACCTAAGAACACAGTTAGATGCAATTGGAAAACCGTTTATCTTTGAACCTAATGATGAACTAACAAGGAACGAGATCAAAGGTGCAGTAGAATCATTCTTGTTGGAACTTGTTGGACAGAGAGCATTGTTTGACTTCTTGGTAGTTTGTGACGAAACGAATAACACATCTACAAGGATTGACAGAAATGAACTTTATGTGGATATAGCAATAGAGCCAGTTAAATCAGTTGAATTTATTTACATACCTTTAAGAATCAAAAACACAGGAGAAATTGCACAATTAGGAAGCTAATTTTGGAATAAATAGGAGAAACAAATGGCAATATCAACATTATCAAAATTTACAGTACCTTTAAGCAACGACCAGAGTAGTGCATCACAAGGCTTGTTGATGCCAAAACTTCAGTATCGTTTCAGATTGATCCTGGAAAATTTTGGAGTATCGACACCAAGATCAGAACTAACAAAACAAGTAATAGATGTGACAAGACCCAGCTTAACTTTTGACACAGTGACACTAGATGTGTACAACTCAAAAGTATACATGGCAGGTAAACACACTTGGGAACCTATTACAATTAATTTAAGAGATGATGTTAACAACTCAGTAAGCAAACTGGTTGGTGAACAAATCCAGAAACAGTTTGATTTCTTCGAACAGTCAAGTGCGGCATCAGGTATTGATTACAAATTCACAGGTAGAATTGAAATGCTAGACGGTGGTAACGGAGCAAGTGCACCAAATGTTTTAGAGACATGGGAACTTTACGGTGCTTACATTGAGAACGTTAACTACAACACGTTAGCATACACAACATCAGAACCAGCGACTATAACAATGTCAGTGAGATACGACAACGCAATCCAAACTCCAACAGGAACAGGAATTGGTACAGCAGTTGCAAGAACAGTCGGTACTCTAAGCACAGGTGGTG